AAGCTGGATTGTGCGCGGAAGTTCATATGTCCGCTCCCACCATCAGAGAGCAGAGGCAATTGTGTACTAATATGGAACCTGCAAAGTAAATTCCGGTCTTTGTTTCGAGGTTGAAGACGTGTCCATCAAACTGCCGCCGCTCAATTTTAACGACCTTCACAGTGCGCACCTGAAAGGGGAAAGCGTCCTCGCAATCTCCAATCGGATTAGCGTGTCCAGGCCTACCATCCTCCGGCATTGGCGCATCTTGGGGCTCAAGCAACGCGATGCCAGAGCCGCTCAGTTCATGCGCAACTCCAAACTCACTCCCGAGCAACGCCGCGCCTATTCTGCTGCCGCTCACGACGCCGTCCGTGGAAGAGTCGCAAGCGTGGAAGAGAAGACAAAGCGCGCCATTACGTTTCAATTCACGAGGCATAAACCGAGTGTCAGTGAAGTTAAGGTACTGGAAATTCTCCGGCCCTTCGGAGCCATTCAGCGTGAACATGCCAGCGGGATTTACAACATCGACTTTGTTGTCGGAGGAACTATCGCCGTGGAATGCTTCGGTGGAAATTGGCACGCCACAGGACGCGCCGCCATGCGCCAAAGAAAACGCGTCGAATACCTCCTCAATACTGGTTTCGACGCAATCATCGTGTGGGTTCACGAGCGCGGACGGATCGGGTGGACCGCAGCGCTGGAGCACATCATCATGGATCTTCAGCTCCCCGGCAGGTATCCAACCGAGCCGCGTCAATATTGGATGATTCGGGGTAACGGAGAGATCTGGAAATCCGGCAAAAGAGAGAATGCAGATTTCGCCTTTGTACCTCCGGCGAAACGCAGTCGAAACATCCTTGGCCGTTACGAGGGTACCGCCTAGAAAACAGTTCGGGTGAGCTGTCGGCGCATCGTCTCCGCTCTCAAATTCCTCATCAATCGGAATTCTTCCCTGTAAGGAATTCGCGATGCAAATAACGCACGGTGTTAAATCGGTTTCCCACCACTTCACTTCGGCTCCAGACTCTTTCCCGAAGTGCATGATGCTCTGATTGTAGGCGTCGTTCAACTCGGTCTGCGCGATCATCTTCGCGCGGACATCGTTGGCTTTCGCGAAAGAATCCTTCACGGCCTGGACAACGCCGTCGAAGCCCGCTCCGGATTCGTAGCTATCCGCCACCGCGCTCGCCAGCCGGTCGAGCGTGGTCTGGTCGATGCCTCCGGTGAGCTTCGTAAACCCGCCGTCCACCAAGTAATCCGCCACGAAAGATTCTGTGTCCTGAACCGTGCTGCCGAGCAACTCAGCCGTGCCGGCCGCTCCGCTTTTGATTGCCGCTGTTACCGCCGCATCGAACTTCGCCGCGTCGGATGCCGTAACCGGCTGGTGCATGATGATCGGGCCGAACGCCGCAGAGGATTCGTCAACTACACGCTGTCGGGCTTGCTCTTCGGTTTCCGCTTCCTTCAGGTGCGAAAGGTTGCGGAGTGCATGCGAGTCCAGCACGGCTTTCAGTTGTGAGCGGAATCGAGACCGCATGATCTTCTGGATCACGCGCATCGGCCCGGCTATCGCTTTGTCGCGACGAATCTGGAGCGCGGGGCGCGGCGCATCGGATTCACGCAACGATTCCTTCGCTGGCGTTTCATCTTCATCGCCCGATTTAGGATCGTCTTCTTTTTCCGAGTCGTGCTCCGCCTGGAATCCGAAGCCCTGAGTGATCGCCACAAAGTGTTGGCCCTTCATGAGATCGGCCAAACCTTTCGCGGTTGCCGCTACATCTTCGTCCGCGTGACGGCTTGCGAGCTTGTGAAGTTGGTTCGCACACAAATCCACGTTCTTCGTCATCCCGTCCGAGAAAAATGTTTTCAGCGCCGCGTAATCCTGCGATGCCGCAACCAAATCCGTGAGACCGCCGCCACTCGCGAACTGATCCAGAACCTCGTGCTGATTCGCGAGATACCAACTCATTGCGCCCTCATGAAAGTTCGGATCCCGGCGGGACTTGCCACCTGAGTCATTGAGCCGAGCCTGAAGCTGCCGTACCCAGCGCGAACGTGATAGGTCGGAGTCTTACCGCGCGCGTCTACGACTACTGTGTAGGGAGTTAGTTTGCTTTGTTTGATGAACGCGTCTTTGCGTCCTACTGCGGCTTTGTTCATCGTGATCTTGTCGTTCGTATTCGATACCATCGTCTTCACTTCAACGGCGTACTTCGTGCCGAACAGGTCGAACGGTTTGTTGTCCGGGCTTTTCTTCATCCCAAGCTCTTTCGCAAGATGATTCTCCATCTTTTCCGCGATCATCTGCTGGTGGTGGTCTCCGCCGCTGTAACTTTGCTTTGCAAGTTCCGACTTCGACAGCGTTGCCGTGGGCGCGGATTTCTTCCCGCCAGGCGCTGGCTTGCCTACCCAGCCCTTCGGACCTTGCATGACGATGCCGCCCGCGCCAATATCGACGTGGACGCCATTGATCGTTACCCAGCCTTCGCGGAGTTCGATCAGCGAAGACAAGTCTTCGAGAGCTTCGATGAGGTCGAGTTCCGCAGTCATAACCTGAACACGATGATATCCGCGCTTGCCTCCCAATTCACGAGTGGTCCGCACGCCTTCGGGCTGTAAACCGTGCCGCATTTCGGGCATTCAAACGGCGTCAGGCTGTCCAGCTTGCCGGATAACGAAGCCTTATTCAGGCGCCTTGCGCAACAGCCTTCGGCCTGCGAAGTGTGGATTGGACCGCCTGCCGCTACTTCCGGTTTCTTCGCGGACTTCAGTGTGACGCCCGCGCGAAGAGCTATCAGCCCGTTGAGCGCACGGCCCTTCGATGGCGCGGCCATCAGGTCTTTGTACTGCCGTTCGGTGACGCCGGGATATTCGTACTCCGCGCCGTCCCGGAATCGGACAGTGAGCTTGTCCGACTCCCAACCGATCTCCGCTACGTTGCTCGATTGCACTGGGTCCATGGTCATGCTGCGTCCTTCAGCGATTCCTTCAGCCGCGTCATTGCGGTCGCCAGCCGGTCGAGCGCCACTTCCATTGCCGGTTTCTTCACCGCGCCGCCGGTGATCGGGACGCCAGGGATGCCGAACTGGGGCTTCAATGCCGCCGCATCCTTCGCGACTTTGGCTTGTGCGTCTGCTGCCGCCGCCTTCTGGTTCTCGCGGTTCGGATCATACTCGCCGTCCGGGTACATCTCCTCCGCGATCTCATTGGCGTCATCGATCCCGAGTAAAGTCAACAAGTGGGTGATGCCGGTCTTCTCATCAATGCCAACCACGTCGCCAGCCGTATTGCCGAGCGTCATCGCTGCCTGCGTCGCAGTCACCAGAGCCGGAATATCCCCCTCGCGAATGGCCGGGAATGTCACCGACACTTCGATAGCGTTCGGCTTTGCCGCAGCTTCAACATAGCGCCAGTCTCCGCGCGCATTGCGTTCTCGCCGAGCTTCGCGGATGTCGAGAGCCTTCAGGTCCATCTTCCGCGCTTCGATAGCTTCGCGAAATTTGGAGTTGGGGGCCTTGGCTGATACGCGGAGTCCGAACGTCACAAGGAACGTCATATCTTCGCGCCACTCTTCCTGCTTCGACTGCATTCCCAATTCCGTGGGACGATCCAAAGTTGTTGCGGTCGCAAGGTTGCCGGTCGATACGTCAGACAGAAATGTTTCCGGCACGCCGGCCACCATGCAGCACATGAGCTTGTATTGGCGGACCTCCTCCGGGTCGCCGCCCTCACCGGAACTTTTGAACGCTGCTAGCGCAGTGCCTGGACCGCTGGCCCATATCGATCCGTTGACCGCTGTCGGATTCTGGTCGTACCAGGAAGACTGCCCGGTATTCACCGTGGTCTGAAGTTGCTGTTTGATCCCTTCAAGAGCCTGCGCGCCGCCCTTCGTCGTGATCGTCATGGCGATCTGAGCCAGCGCCGCCTTCACCGCCGCGCACGCCTCCAGGAACTTGCGGGATGCTTTCGCCCAGTCGAGCATCGGATAGATGCGTGGGCAGCCGAACAGCCATTTTCCTACCGTGCCGCACTTCCGGTGATAAACCGGGCAACCCCACATAACCGAATGTCCGTTGATCGTTGCGGGCTTCTCTGCCGGTTCATATCCCATCGCGGGATACCAGCATTCCTGCCCGGTTGTCGAGAAGTTACCGGTACCCGGATCGAAGACACGCTGTACCCAGATGCGCCGGAAATACCATTCCGTCTCGCAGTCTTCCGGGTCCGTCACGATGTCTTGAATCTCGGTCGCGTCAATCGTGCGGTAGTCGCATTCCCCCGAATCCTGATCGACGAACGCGACCCAGAACAAATTGCCATCGTAGTCTTTGCGCCGCTCCTGATCGGTGAGAGCGGACTGTCCGAACACGTGCGGGTTGCGCTCGATCATGCGCTTGATCTGTTCGTTCGCATCCGTGTCCGGGCTGCTGATCTCCACCCCGCGGCCAAACACGTAGATCGCGCACACGTCAACAAGCCGCCGCACGATGGGGTTCTTGATGTAGTACAGCCTGGAAATCAGGATGATTTGCTGAATGCCCCAGCGCGAGAATTCCAGCCATCCGAAGTTCGTCTCCCGGCGCCACTCCCAGTTCGATAGCTCCAACTCGAACATGCCGTTCGCTCCCTGCGAATTGCCGAACGATTCCCGCGCGCGGATACCCTGCTCTGATGATTTCCGTAGACCGCCGGGCCGGGCTGCTTCGCCGAACGTCATCGGGCCCAGCCATGGCCCGGAGCCGCCCATCATTGCCGCTTCCTGTAGCTCGCCATAGAATTCTCGAATATCGCGCTTGCGGAAATCGTCCTCAATGTTGCGTTCCGCCAGTTGCGTCACGAGATCCCGCACGAGCGGCCTCAGATCGTCCTTGCGCTCCGGGGCCGGTGGCGACAGCGTCCGAATGCGGTCGGCCTCAAAGGCGCGTGTGAGCCGCTGTCCGGCGGCGCGGAGGATGTCGAGTATCATTTTCAGCCATCATACCGCTTTCGATGATACCCTGATGAAAACAAATGATCGGCGCGGAACGTGCATCACACGTAATTATGATTTTCTGGAGAGAACTGAACGTGAGCCTACTCGGATTGAAAGTTGCTTCCTTACTTGGAGTTGCGGCCATGATGCTTCCAACCGAGCCGCAATTTTGGGTTGCTTGTACCACCGGCGTCACCGTTCTGGGGTCAGTCTTGCTGCAAATTATGAAGAATCGCCAGGACGATAAACGCTACGAGCGTGATCGGCAGGCGCTGATCGACCACCAGGACGAGCTGAAGCGGGATGTCGCCAAGGTCGCCACGGTCGCCAGCGCCGGAGTTGTGGCGATACGGCAAGACGTTAGGGCAAACACTGAGCTGACAGCCGCTACCGGGGCCAAGGCTGATCGAGCCTATGAGGTCGCGAATAACGTAAACGAAAAGATTGCCTCACTTGCCGCCGGGTCCGCCGCAGTAGCGCGCGCCCAGGACACGAACGACACGGTCCATCGCATCGAAGACAAAGTCTGAACGTTCACCGGCTCAAAGCCTGAAGCAAACTGACAAACGCCGCGAATCCCAGTGTGATCCACAGCGACCCGCTGAAGAATCTCTGGGCCACCCGGCGGCGATCCGCCTCTCTTGCGTCACAGGTCGCACGCCAGCGGGATTGAATATCTGAGTAGCGATTTGTCACAGCCGCCCCAATGCCGACTTGAGCGCCAACAAAGCCACGCTCCCGGCCATCAGCCAAACTATCGTTTGCCAGTCCATTACGATTTTCCTTTCGCTTCGCACTTGTGCCCGCGCTTCGCAGCCCGAGCCGCGGTCATGAGTCCGCAGGGACACCGTCCCGGCTTGCGATATCCGAGCTTGCGGCCCGCGCCGGGACGCTTGCCGCCGCGTGTGTGGGTTTTGGTCATCGGGCCACCTCACGTTCTTGCGGACGCCCCTGCTCGCGGATATCGCCATATACGCGAGCGCGCATCTCGCGTATAATCGCCTTCGCTTCGCGGGTGCGCTCATACCCGCGCGCAGTTTTTTCTCGCCCTGACACCACCTCCAGATTGCGGATGATAATACGCCGCTCATCTTCGAGCGCGGAAAGGATAGTATCTGCGGTGATACATTCGCCGTGTTCGGCCTTGCGGCGCAGGATATCCATAAGCAG